ACAAAAAAATAAAATACAACACAAGTCAATAATAAAGTATCTTGATAGTTTAGATGCGCCATTTGAAATAAGAGATTATCAGTACGATGCAATATCGCATGGTATAGAAAACAAAAGATGTTTATTATTATCGCCAACTGGTAGTGGTAAATCATTTATTATTTACAATTTATTACGTTGGTACTATGATAATCACGACAAGAAAATGTTAGTTATTGTTCCGACAACAAGTTTAGTAGAGCAATTATATAAAGACTTCTATGAATATGGGTTTGATGTTGACAATGAAGTGCATCGTATTTATTCTGGTAAAGATAAAGTGACTGACAAACGTATTATCATTTCTACGTGGCAATCTATCTATCGACTTAAGTTTGATTGGTTCGAACAGTTTGGTGCAGTCTTTGGTGATGAAGTGCATTTATTTAAAGCAAAATCATTAACTGGTGTAATGAACAAATGTAAGAATGCAGAATATCGTTTTGGTACTACGGGTACACTGGACGGTACAGAAACAAATAAATTAGTATTAGAAGGATTGTTTGGTCTAACTCATAAAGTAATCGCAACACGTGATTTACAGGTACGTGGTACTCTTGCTGGTTTAGATATTAACGTTCTATTGTTAAGATATCATAATGACGTATGCCACATGATGAAAGGCAAGACATATGCAGAAGAAGTAGATTATATTGTACGCCACGAAAAACGAAATAACTTTATTAAGAATATGACACTAGATTTAAAAGGCAATACTTTAGTTTTATTTCAGTTTGTCGAAAAACATGGTAAAGAACTTTTCGAAATAATAAAGAAAGATGCAGACAAAGACCGAAAAGTTTTTTACGTATCTGGTGAAGTAGATGCAAAAGACAGAGAACAAATAAGAGGTATAGTTGAAACACAAAAGAATGCGATTATTGTTGCATCATTAGGTACATTTAGTACAGGTATTAATATAAAGAATCTCCACAACATTGTTTTTGCATCGCCTAGCAAGAGTCAGATAAAAGTATTACAGTCGATTGGTCGTGGTTTGCGACAATCAGACGATGGCAGTAATACAACTTTGTATGATATAGCAGACGATATGCATGTGAAGTCACATAAAAACTTTACATTGAGACATAGTGGAGAAAGAATAAAGATATATGCGAAAGAACAATTTCCATATAAAATTATTCCTATCAATTTAAAAGGTGATAAATAGTATTATGGAAGTAAAACATTTTAAGTTAGACACAGGAGAAGAACTCTTGTGCGAAGTGGTAGAATGGCATGATGAAGAAGGGTTTGAAGACGAAATAATAATTCGTAAAGCGGCCAAATTAGTTTACACTAAAACAACAACTGGTATACCTTTTTATTCACTACGCCCATGGATGGTGTATCAAGAAAACCTTTCAGATGTTATGACGTTAGACAGAAATCATATTGTCGGTATGGCAACGCCTCCAGATTATTTAATTATACAATGGGAAGATGCTATTCTAGATATGCAAGAACTTCATAATCAAAGACAGAAAGAAACATTTGCAAAAATGAAAAATTTCTATGAAAAAGCAAAAGATAAACCTGTATCAGAATTGATTGGAGATTTATTAGATAATATAAAAGAAAGTATACCGAAAGAAGAGTATGAAGATAATGTGATTGAATTATTTCCTAAAAAAGATGGTGATGATTCAGATACAATTCATTGAGTATTCAGCGCCCCGGCGAACTTTAAAGATTATACCACACAAAACATAAATTGTCAACCATTAATTTAAAGATTGACTAAATATGTAACATAGAGTATAATATGGAGAAATGAAAATGACAAAAGCGAGTGAAAAACCACATTACGTAAACAACAAAGAGTTTTCGTTAGCAGTAGTAGATTATTGTGAGAAAGCAGAGAAGGCAAAAAAACAGAAATCAAAAAAAGTGCCAATCGTACCTGACTACATTGCAGAATGTTTTTTAAAAATAGCAGAAGGGTTGTCACATAAATCAAACTTTATAAGATATACGTATCGTGAAGAAATGGTCATGGACGCCGTAGAAAATTGTTTAAAAGCAATTAAAAACTATGATATTAAAACTGCAACAAGAACTGGTACACCAAATGCATTTGCATATTTTACTCAGATATCTTGGTATGCATTCTTACGTAGAATCGAAAAAGAAAAGAAACAACAAGACATTAAATTAAAATACATCGCCAATGTTGGTATAGATGATTTAGTTGACACACAAGATGGTGATATTAATCCAGACGAATCTACTGCATTTATAGACAATCTACGTTCAAGAATCGATGGTGTTAGAGCAAACGATTTATATTGGAAAGATATTGTTACAGAAGAGAAAAAGAAGACAAGAAAGAGACGTGCAGTAAACGTTGATTCAGATTTAAAAGATTTCTTAAAGTAGGTATACAGAACCCCCGGATAAGTCTCTAGTCTATAGTATATATACGAACTAAGTTTTTCAGAACTGAACTGACACGCCACATCCACATGACGATACTTCTTTAGGGTTTATTATCTTAAAATACTCGTTGATTCCGTCAACAACCCAATCTAAAGTAGAACCTTCTAGATATGGCAATGATACTGCATCTACTACTATATTGAACTTTCCGTAATCTAAAATAGTATCGCTTTCAGCAATGGACTCAACATATTCAATATAATACTCAAAACCAGCACACCCACCACCAGTGACCCCAAGACGAATACCACTTCGATTGCCTGTCTCCGTTCTCTCAATCGCTTTAGATATCGCTCCATCTGTTAACTCAATAACCATAACCGTTCGGGTCTTCCCATGATTGATTATGTTTTCTATGCTTAGTCTTTTCTTCCCAATCTTCTACTGCACGTTTAATACCTTCTTCTGCAAGAACAGAACAATGCAATTTAATCGCAGGAAGTTCTAATGCTTCGGCAATGTCTTTATCTTTTATGAGTTTTGCTTCTTCGATAGTTTTACCTTTTAGCATTTCGACAAACATCGTTGATGATGCTATCGCACTACCACACCCATATGTTTTAAACTTAACGTCTTCAATTACATCTGTATCAGGATTAAGTTTGATATCTAATTTCATGACATCACCACATGCTGGTGCGCCTACTAATCCTGTTGCAACATTCGGGTCTTTTGGGTCAAATCTACCCACCGCATGTTTTTCTGGATTTTTTAATACAGATTCAAATCTGTCTACTACTTTACTACTATATGCCATACTACTATTTATAAGAATCGTGTAGTTGATTGTATAGTAGTTCAATGTCTCGGGGACTGCCCGATTTCTTACACTCTATTTTTTATCTAGGTGGTTTCGGCCTTCCACCATAACAAGTATCGTTTTACTGCAAATCCCAACCCAACTACGTAAGAATTTCATTGCAATCATTGTTCGATGTTTACTCTAGTCTCACTACTATATGCCACGTCTTAATTGACTTTAACAACTAGAACATCTTTTCTGAGTCTCACAACAACCAACCAACTACGACTCTTCTCTACTTGTGATTTCTGGCGGTCTCTAGGGGAATCGAACCCCTACTTCGTCTTAGACAGAGACAAGTTCTACCATTAAACTAAGAGACCAATGTTATTTATAAAAAAACCCCGGTCAAGGGAAGGGTGCTACCACTTCAAAATCTACCTCACCGGGGGTGAACGTCTGTCGACCTTTGACTTTACGCCGTTATTTTATTCTGAATCTTACCTCTCTTTCTTATTTTCAATACAAGTATTATAATAGGTTCGGCAACAATTGTCAACCATTTTTTAAAAAATATTTTACTTGACAATTCTTGTTGAACTTGTTATTATAACAATATGAATAATCTTACATTTCTAAAAGAAACTACAGATTGGGGTGAATACGAAACTCCTAATAACACTTACATTGTAGATGATAAAGGTTACTTAGTTGCTTTTATTAGAGAAGGTGAGACTAGAGCAAGACGTTTTGCTACTCCTATCAAAAAGTTTGATAAGAGATACAGAACTTTTGAAAAAGTCAAAGTAACTCCTTCAGAGTGGGTTTGGGCAGATATCAGATATAGTAAAAAGAAATCTGCTACTTATGGACCATACACAACAAAATAGTTCTTGACATTTTTTGTTTAGTTAAGTATAATACTAAACAATGAGAAAAAATAACTATAACAGACGTCCACAGAGACCGAAGAAACGAAGATACGATGGGCCAAAAGATACTGGTCTAACTGTATATGTTCGTGATGGCAATGTCGACCAAGCACTCAGAAGATTTAAAAAGAAAGTTAAAACTGCTGGTGTTATTGAAGACTTAAAGAAAAAAGAATTTTTTGTCACTCGTAGAGAGAAACGTAGATTGCTAAAAGATAAAGCAATACGTAGACAAAAAAGAGCAAACGAAGAGTTTAAGAATACTTTCCTTAGGGGAAATAGAGGCATTAGATAGTCTTTAATTATCTAACATATAGTCACTATTCGACTAAAATGAAATCAGAATAGAGTTGGTTACTGAACACCCGTGTGAATATGAGAAAGGTCACATTACCTCTATAAGGGAAGATATTGAAACTATTGTAGACTATCTTCCCTTAAATGTAGAGATTGTATTTTATATAAATACTAATGTATAGAAATATACACGTTCATCTTAGTGTTATTGACCACTAAGACGGAAGTAGGAAAACCTGACAACCTCTTTCTTTTTCATAAAGAAAGGTAAGCAAGTAAGCACTTTTGGGTCAATATATTCCAGTGCTGAACGAGACCGAAAGTTAACCGAAGGAACGCATGGAGAAGGGTGTACGATTTATATCGTATGTACGAAATCGAAATGAAAACTGGAGGAAATACTATGTATTGTTACAGAGGTATCAAATATGATGCTAAAACTCTAAAGAGCAATGCTAAGAAATCCAAAGCGAAAAAAAGTGATGAAATCACTTATCGTGGGATTACTGGTAAAATTGCCGCTTAAGAGATAAGCATCTAGAACAAGGGCAGACTTAACATCTGCCCTTTTTCTTTATATCAATGACAGTAGTACAATACTACAAAGAAATAATGAAGGTATCATGTAAATACTAGTGGGCCATTCCCATGGTTTCAACTCAGTATCAATACCAGACCATATCTTATCTAATCTACCACTTTTCATCAATTTGTCTAGTTTTTTCATATTGTGTCATTTGTGTGACAATTGTGTGTCACAACTGTAACATTTATTTATAAGTTTAATATTTTATAAATAATGGTTGACAAAACTTGTTAGTTTTGTTATTATAACAACACTCGATAACGTTAACTTTGTAGTGTGAGTTAATAGTTCAGGGTCAATTGAGGTGAAAGTCCTCTTGAAGAAGAGACCTATCATACACGGTCGACTTGTGACCTGAACCTAGTTGGTGAGAGTTTTGCGACTCAATAAACAATGTAAGTTAATGTTTTGCGCCGAGGGCCAATTCATTAATGACGAAGCGGTAAAACGTGGGAAAGTAGATGCGAGTATAGATACATGGTTTGTGACCCCTATGGAAACAATAGATTGATTATCTAGAGAATACAAAAAGGTAGGCAAGTAAGACAATGACTATGAGTTAATCACGTAGAATCACAGTTTGACGGCCGTAAAAGAATGTGAACAACTTTGAAAGAGGTTGGGGAATTTACCCGAAAGACGAAGTATCTGCACCTTGATGAGCATGGAATTGCAAGGCGCCAAATCTCGATGGTAGTGAGTAGTAATGAGAATTGACCCAATACGAGGCGAAGAAGGAGTGGTGACACTCCTTTTTTGTATATAAAAAGGGCACCCCGAAGAGTGCCCCTTTTGGTCTTTAACCTTTACAGATTATGTTAAGATATTAGTTACCTTGAATATTCTGTAGTAGAAGTTAGTTTTAACACTAGCAAGACCGTTAGCAGGTGTAGAACCTACAAATGGGTTTGACGCCATTCCGTATCTTGTTTTAAAACCAATTCTAGGTTGGAAAGTATCTTCCCCAACTGCTTTGACCATTTGTAATGGTACGTATGGGCAGTAGAAAACACCGGCGTCATAAGGGTTAGTACCTTTATAACCTACTGTACAGTAGTCAGTATTTGCATATGGGTCGATGTATACTTTGATTCTTCCGTTAAGAAGACCAGCAAAAGTATTACCAGTATCGTCAACGTTTAAGTTGTTAG